CAAAGAAGAGCTGAATGTACTAAGGGATTCCAAAGAATCTGCCACAGATAAAAAGCTACAGTATGTAGAAGAAAGAACATATAATGAAGTTATTGGAGAGATGTTAAAAGATACTGGTATTAAGACCAAAGTCATTAAACAGTACCTACCTGTAATGAACAGACTGATTAATAACTATCTACAGATTCTTGACTTCTTTGTTGCATTTCATTTGGATGAGAACTTTAACGAGACTATTAGATCACGACACAGAGATTCATTTAATTATGCATCATTTTCTGAAGGTGAGAAGCAGCGTATTGACCTATCACTATTATTTACTTGGAGACAGATAGCTAAGATGAAGAATTCAGCCAGTACTAATCTGCTGATTCTGGATGAAACATTTGACTCTAGTTTGGATGTAGATGGTGTAGAGAACCTAACAAAGATTCTCAGCACGCTAGATGATGATTCTAATGTCTTTATTATATCACATAAAGGTGATGTGCTAGAGAACAAATTCAGATCAAAGATCGAGTTCTTCAAGCATAAAAACTTCAGCAAAATACGCTAGTATATTCCATTTAGTTATAAGTATATAATAAAATATTCTTAAAAAAATGCAATTAGGCGTACTTATTTCGCGCTAAGGTGTTTACAGCACCTCTTAAAAGTGATATAATATACACATATTCAAAATAAGGAGTGGATATGAACAAATCACTATTACCAAAATTACTCGCAAAAGAGAATGTTACCATAAGACATGGTAACTTTAAGACTGCATGGTTTGATATCAAAAACAGAGTCTTGGGTTTACCCCTATGGGATGATATGCATAAAGATGTATATGACCTATTTGTTGGCCATGAAGTTGGTCACGCACTAGAGACCCCATTTGAAGGATGGCACGACAGTCCAGAAAAGCTCAAGGGTTGCCCTAGGTCTTACATCAATGTTATTGAAGATGCCAGAATTGAAAGAAAGATTCAGACCAGATACCCAGGCCTTGTAGGTTCATTTAATAGAGGCTACGAACAGTTGCTTAAGAAAGAGTTCTTCGGACCTCTTGATGATGTCAACTGGGATGAAGTAAAACTGATAGACAAAATCAATCTTAAAACCAAACTCGGTTCTAAGCTTGAAGTACCATTCACTCCTGAAGAAAATGTCTATCTGCAAAGATCACTAAATACACAATCCTTTGATGAAGTACTTGACCTAGTCAGGGATATCCTAACTTGGACTAAAGAGAACCAAGAGGAACTAATCCAAAAACCTGAACCACAACAAGAGGACTCACAGTCAGATGAACCGAATGAACCAGAAATGTCGGAATCAGACGGCCATGACGACGCAGAGGAATCGGCAGAGGACATGGAAGATGATTCAGGACAAAGCGGAGACAACAATCCAGCCGATGATTCAGAGTCAGAAGACACAGAAGATACAGAAGAAGCTGCCGTAAACCCTGAAGAGCCAATACATAGTCAAGATGATTATTCTATCACAGATGCTGCGTTCAGAGCTAATGAGAAAACTCTAACCATGGGTGATGATAAACAACCAGTGTTTATCGGAGATGTTAATAAAGATGCTCTAAGTAAAGTTGTCATTGATTATGCCAAACTCAAACAGGCTAGAAAAGAACATGAAGAAAAATACCCAAGAGATATATACAGTAAAATAAATGATAATCAATTCAAACCTTACATGAAGACACTAAAGAAAAATGTTCAGTCTGCAGTAAAAGAGTTTGAAATGAGAAAGGCGGCATATCAATATAGTAGAGCTACTTCAGCTAAAACTGGTACTATTGATGTTAACAAACTTTGGTCTTATAAGACTAATGAGGACATCTTTCTAACAGCTACTAACTTGGCCAATGCCAAGAACCACGGCATGATTCTTTTGATTGATATGTCCGGATCAATGTCCGGATCGATGCCTCAAGTTATGGATCAAGTCATGCACTTGGTAATGTTTTGTAAAGCGACCAACATCCCATTCGATGTTTACGGTTTTACTTCTACCAATAGGGATGTGGGTTTTGAATGGCAGAGAGAGAACCCAGGTGTTTTAGAGCTTGATGATTTATCAATGCCAAATATTTGTTCTTCAAGTTTAAACAAGAGTGACTTCATGGATTCCATGGCTCACATGCACCAAAGAGCAACTAGTAGGGCTTCATGGGGTGACCTATGTAGGTATGAAGAATGGGGTTCAACTCCTCTCAATCAAGCCTTGGTAGTATCATCACACCTTGTTAAGAAATTCAAGGCCAAACACGGTGTTGAAAAAATGAATTTCATCACCTTTACCGATGGAGATGCCAATAGAATATCCTCATACCAGAGACAAGACGTATTCCCTGACAGATCCAATGCGGTCTTTCAGGTAGATGGTACTATGATCAAGACACCTACAGGGTCTAGGTCAGTTACTAAAGCTCTTCTTAATAACATGACCAAGAAGTACAACACGAATAATATCGGATTCTTCATGGCCAATGATAACAGTGACTGGAGACATAGACTATGGCTCTTGGCACAGGAAAAGAATAAGCCGTCAGAACAGTACAAGCTTGATGCCAATAAAGAATACAGAAAGAACAAGTGTGTATCGGTAGAAAATGCCCTAGGTTACAGCGAATACTACCTAGTAAAAGGCGGTAGTAACCTTGATACGCAGGAAGATGACTTCTCTGTAAAAGATGACGCCTCTAATGCAAACATCAGAACAGCGTTTAAGAAGTACGCAAAGAGTAAAAAACTAAACAAAGTCTTAATGACTAAGTTTGGTAAGGCAGTTGCATAGTTATAAAGGAGTATATGTATATAATAAAATATTCTAAAAAACATGCAATTAATTGCAAAAAAGTGTTGACAAACTACGCCGGCCGTAGTATAATATACACATATTAAATAATATGATAAGGACTAAATTATGAATAAAGCGAAAATATCAACCCAAAACATTGTCAAACAACTAATGACATCATATCCAGACCAGACACAATTCAGGAAGAATGTGATCGTGGATACAGCCAAGTCTATGGGCTATAGAGGCCCAGACTTCTATCCTCTCATTGACGGAGAGAATAGGGTAAAAATTGGCACCTATGACTTAACATCAGCCATAGAAACACTGAAACCTACTATGAGCACAGAGGTAGTAAACACTATGGAATCAGCTCCAGTTGCAGCTGCTCAGATGCAATCAATAGTAAACGATGAGAAATCATTTGCAAAGATTGACCCAACATTTGTACCATGGGGTGCATTTACTGACGTCACTAAGATTATCAAATCCGAGATGTTCTATCCAGTATACATATCTGGATTATCTGGTAACGGTAAGACATTCATGGTCGAACAAGCGGCCGCTAAATTAAACAGAGAATTTATTAGGGTTCAAATTAACCCAGAAACAGACGAGGATGATTTACTTGGTGGATTTAGACTTATTAACGGCGAGACTGTCTTTTCAAAAGGGCCGGTACTTAAGGCAATGGAGAATGGTGCAATCCTTCTTCTCGATGAAATTGATAGAGCTACAAATAAAATTATGTGTCTTCAAGGTATACTTGAAGGTAAACCTGTACTCGTTAAGAAAACAGGTGAAACAATTACTCCGGCACCTGGATTCAATGTTATAGCCACAGCCAATACCAAAGGTAAAGGTTCTGAGGACGGCAGATTCACAGCGGCATCTATCATTGATGATGCATTCTTGGAGAGGTTTACAGTTGCTGTTGACCAACAGTTCCCTTCGGTTTCAGTTGAAAAGAAAATCGTAATCAAACATATGGAAAAGTTTGACTTGGTAGATGATTTATTTGCAGAGAACCTAGTACATTGGGCAGATATCATCAGAAAGACTTTCTATGATGATGGTGTAGACGAAGTTATTTCAACCAGAAGGTTGTGTCACATTGTTCAGACCTTCTCCATCTTTAAAGACAAGATGAAGTCAATCGACCTATGTATCGCAAGGTTTGATGATGATACTAAACTGGCCTTCTTGGATCTCTACACTAAGGTTGACCAAGGTGTAACCTTTGATGAGCCAACAACCGAGGAAAACAATGAAGTCAACTTCTAAACCAAATTATAAATTCAACGAAGGGGCTCTTATTGAAGAGCTCCAAACGTACATTGATTCAACCTATGGTGCTCACTACGGACAAGGTGGACTACAGTCTTCCGAAGTTATAGTAGACCGAGGACATGGGATGGGATTCTTTCTAGGTAATGTCGACAAGTATGTCGCACGATATGGAAAGAAAGGTAATACCCCCGAGGAATTCCGTAAGGATCTCCAAAAGGTGCTACACTATGGATTACTTGCTCTATATGAACATGATCGCAAGTACTTAAAAAATGACAAATAACACTTTACTTTTGTTAGTAAATGTGTTATAATATAACTATGAAATTAAAGGAGAACTTATGATTATTTCAGACGATACCCTAAAGGTATTACAAAACTTTGCTAGTGTTAATCCCAACCTAGTACTAAAACCCGGTCAGAAGGTGAAGACCATTTCAGAGGCTAAGAACATTATGGCCACAGCTGAAATACCTGAAGACTTTCCATTGGAGTTTGGAGTCTATGACTTAAACGAATTCCTATCAGTCCATGGCCTTATTGAGAATGCAGCTCTATCATTTGACGACAAGTCGCTTACTATGTCTAACGGCAGTCAAAAGATTAAGTATTACTTTGCTGAGACCGAAATTCTTACACAGCCAACCAAAGACATTACGATGCCTAATTCCGAAGTCGGTATTAATATTAGTCAGAAAGACCTAGACCAAATTAAGAAGGCAGCAGCCGTCTTAGGTCATACAGAATTATCACTTAGTGGTTCTAATGGTGTTGTAACTGCTAGGGTGCTTGATGTTAAGGACAGTACAGCCAATACGTATGATATTGTTATTGATAATGATAATGTATGTAAAGAAGATTTTAATTTCGTGGTTAATATCCCGAATTTAAAATTACTACCAGGCGATTATTTTGTTTCTATCAGCTCTAAGTTAATTAGTAACTGGCAGAACACTGATTATCCAGTAGAATATTT